CTGTCCGGCACCGCCACGCCCCGCGCGGCGGCGTGCTCCGCCCACGCGGCCTTCGTCGAGCCGGCGCCGGAGCGCGGCGGCTCGACCGAGCCCTCACTCGACGAGCCGCCGCTTCCCTCACCACCGCCCCGGTGGTCCTGCGAAGGCGTGGCAGGCGGGTCGCCGTCCCACGCCTTCGGGTTCGTGATCTTCGCCGCCACATCGGCAGGCACGTCGACGCCCGGCCCGTAAGCCCTGCCGCCGACGTGGACGAAAGTGCGGAGACGTGCCATCACAGCACCTCCGCGGTGAGCGTCAGGTTCGGCTCGCGCAGGATCGGCAGGCCGACCGCCGCCGCGTGCGTCCACAGCCGGATCGGGTCGCGCGACTTGTACGTCGCGGCGACGATGCCCGCCTGGTCCCCGACGAGCTGGTAGTCCGGCTCCAGCGCCTCGGCCGTCGTACCCAGGAGCGTCGCCCCCAGGTCCGTCGGCGTCGCAGCCGAAGGCGGCCCCGGCGCCGGCAAAAGGACGATCTTGTCGGTCGGTGTGATCCGGCGCGACGCCCCGTCGACCTTCACCTGGGCGTCGTACAGCTCGATCGACGGCAGGTTCATCGAGTCGAGGACGGTGTTGACCTGCTGCGTGTTGACCACCGGGGCGGCCGTCGCGAGCGGGAACACCTGGTCGCGAATCTGGTCGCACTGGCGCAGGTTCGCCAGCACGGTGCGCGGCATGAGGATGCGTGCCGGCGCCACACCGTTGGTGTCGATGTACGTCTGGACCCACGCTTCGAGGTCGTCGATCGGCTTCGCCGTCGAGTGCGCCGACCACAGGATCGCCGCCAGCACGGAGTGGTTCGCGTCGCGGCCGAACGACACGGTCTGCACGACGCCGTTCTCGGCGATCGAGATCGAACCGTTGACCAGAGCCTCGCCGCGGGCGAGTTCGAATCGCGCGCCGATGTTCGCGGCGAGCTTCGCGGCGTCACGAGCGATGAACGGCACCATCTCGTCACCGCTGGGCAGCTTGCGCAGCCGCAGGCGGTCGTACTCGTTGAGCGGGATCTTCTCGGAGATCGGCGGCAGTTCGCCCATCACCTTCGACAGCCCCTCGCGCCGCGCGATCGTCGACTCCGCGTCCCACGAGCGGTACACCGCCGCCTCGGCCAGGCCTGCGCCACCCTTCATGAACTCGAAGTTGATGTCGTCGATCTCGACGTTCGGCAGCCACCGCGACAGCGTGAACCGGTTGATCTGCAGATCGGCGAGCGCCTCCCGCATCACACCGGTAAGGCCGGTCGGGTCGATGTACTCGGTATCCAGCACCCAGGTCATCTGTGATCAGTCCCTTCTCAGACGAACCGGATACGGCCGGCAACGTCGGTCTTGCCGGCGCTGTCGACAGGCACGGGCAGCCGGGCTTCGCGGATCTTGCCGTGGACGAGCATCGCCGCGGACACGTCGGTCGTCGTCGCGGCGGGCGACTTGACGGCGCCGAAGAGGAACCCGACCAAGGTCTGCAGTCCGCCGGCGGACGGCTCGGCTCCACCCGCGGTCGCCGTCGCGATGACCACCGCCGGCGTGCTGCCGCCGGTCAGGCTCGCGGAGGATGCGGTCATCGCCGCGATGTCCGCGTTGGCCAGCGCACCGCCGAAGGTCACCGTGACCGCGGTGCCCGGGTGCGGACCTCCGGTGCACACGACGTCCGCGGGGCCGATGTTGGACAGCGCGATCAGTGCGGCCTGCACCTGCGCGGCGGTCGCGTTGTACGGGATCGCCGCGGTGGTCTGTCCCGAGTAGGTCAGGGTGTAGGTGCCGCCGGTCGGTGTCCCCGTGATCGTGACGGTCTGGACCTCGGTGGTGAGCGCCGCGTACGGCCCGTAGAGGCCGGTCGCCGCGATCAGGCCGAGCGGGATGCCGCTCTTGAAGTACCCGTCCGGGTAGTGGACGGACGGCGTGAACGCCGACGTGTCCAGGGTGATGCTCTCGGTCGAGTCGGTTCCGTGGGCGGACCCCAGCCAGGACTGGTCGTCCACCCCGAAAGCCTCGGTCCTCAGCGTGAGGTCCACAGGTGTCTCCTTGGTTGGTTACGTCTTCTTGTCGCCGAGCAGCTCGCGGTAGAGCTGCCGGCCTTCCGCCACCGACGACGACCCGCGCTTGGCCGTGGCGCCGCCGCGCCGCACGCCCTGCTCGAAGCCCCGCCTTGTCGTCGGCTTCTCGTCTTCGTCTTCGCCGTCCTCGACCTTCGCCGGCTTCACCGCGAGGCGGTCCACGAGCGCCTTCAGCCCGCTCTCGTCGACCTCGCCGTCCTCGCCGACGTACCGGCCGAGGTTGATGTCGTCCGCGACGTCGGCCGCGTTCGGGATGCGGCCCGCGGCGGCGGCAAGGAAGCCCTGCCGCGCGAGCTTCCCGGCGACCTCGGCCCGCACCTCCGCGCGGACTTTCGCGGTCGCCTCGGCGACGGCGCGTTCCGTCTCGGACATGCCGTTGCGCTTGAGTTCGGCGAGTTCCTTCGCGGCCAAAGCATTGGCCTTGGCGCGCTCCTCGTGCTTGCGCGCCAGCGCCTTGTACTTCTCCGCGTCGGACGCGTGATCCGGAGCTTCGGGCTTGTCGCCCTGGTCGCCGGCCTTGCCCGTGTCGGGCTTCACGTCGGTCTCGTCGCCCTGCTGGTCGTCGATCGTGGGCATGCCTGTAACTCCCGTGTCGGGTCGGTGGATCAGGGGGTGCGCCGTGTCGGCGCCGTTCAGCCCGGCAGGTCGCCGGGGCCGGTGAACCCGAGCCGGCGGACCGTCAACGTCGGCCCGTACTCGCCGTGCTCGCGGGTCAGGATCAACTTGCGGTAGTCCGGCGTGCGGCCACCGCGGTCGATCCGCCCCAGCTTGTCGGCGATCGCATCGTGCGCGGCCTCCAGCAGCTCGTGGTCGATGATGTGCCCGGGATCCTCCCGGCCCGGGAGCGGCTTGACGCCGCAGTTGCAGCCCGGATGGATCGGCATCAGCCGCTCCTTGCGGTACCGCTGTGTCGACGCGATCGTGCACATGCCGCAGCTCTTGCTGCCTCGCAGGACCCGGCGGAAGTACTTCGCCCGATCGTCGGCCGACAGCGCCTGCCGGGTCGCATGCGTCCTCGCCAACTGCATGTCGGTCGAGGCGATGTCCACCAGACGGTTCTGGGCCTGCTGCCGCGCGGTCGTGAAGTCGGCCCCGTGCGACAGCGCGGTGTACGCGGTCACGAACGGCCGCCGATACACCTCCTCCGGCGGCACCCCGCGCAGCGACTCGGCGAGCTGCACACCGGCCGGCAACGCCGAACCGCCGTAGATCTCCGCCATCATCTGCGCGAGATAGGCGTCGGTCAGCGCGCCCATCTGAGCCTGAGCGCCCAACACCACTGGGACCACCTGCGCGACGAAGGCCGCCGCCTGGTCGTCACGCAGGCCCGGCAGGCGATCGAACATGGTCGTCACGACCGACAGCAGCCGCTCGCGCAGCCGAGTCGACGTTGTCTCGTACCGTTCCATCAGCGCGTCCTCGCGCGCCTCGCTCACGCCTCAACCACCGGAGTCGGCGCGGCCGTTGCTGCGGCTGCGGCCGGCAGGAGCGGCGGCAACAGGAGCGCCTCGGCGGCCTGCCCGGAGGTGATCCGGCGGATCGCCTGCGGAGACTCGCCCAGGCGCTCCGCAATGACCGGGAGCGGGTAGCCGATCGCCTTGAGCTTCGTCGCCATGTCGGCCATCACCGCAGGGTTGCCCTGACGCGGGTCCTGCCACCGGATCTCAGCCTCGGTGTAGTCCCGCTCGACGCCGACCACGGCCGCGGCGAGGGACATGACGTCCTCCCACGACTCCCCGAACGTGGCGAGCTGCTCGCGCACGAACGCCAGGTGGTTGATGTCGAGGGCGTTCACGGTGTCCGCGCTGATGTTGATGAGCTGGCTCGCGAAGTAGTACGCGGGGGTGTGGGTGATCACGAGCATGTCGCGGACGTCGGACTCGTGCGTCTTGAGGTAGCCGAGCAGGTCCGTCTGTGACGACTCTCCGAACTTGACGTCCGTGCCCTCGGACGCCCACACGGCGCCCGGCGACGGCA